ACTTGAAAAAGGCAGGTATATATCGACCGACTGATCTTATCAAATTCCCGTGGGAGAAGGATGTGACGGAATGTGGCAGTAACAGACCGACACCGGCAGACATCGAGGAGATGCGCCGCATGATGCGGGAAGAAAACGCGCGTTTAGAGGCAAAACAAAAGTAAAGAACAAAGGGCGGCACGCATCACCGCCCTTTGTCTTTTTTCAATTTTTCAGAGATACGATTAAAGTCCTCATGCACGCTCTCTGCCATTACTTTCGCGTATCGCTGCGTTTGTCGAATATTGGTGTGGCCGAGCATCCGCGAGACATTCTCAATCTTTGCCCCATTGCGCAGCATCCATGTGGCGAAGGTGTGGCGGGCGAGGTGAGAATGCAGCGGTATCTTGATGCCTGCACTCATGCCGATAGCCTTCAGCGCGCGATTATAAATATGATTTTCAATCTGCGGAGTCTTCATGCCATATTTCTCCAGCACGCGGATGGCTGGCGGCAACAACTGCGAGACGTATGCCACTCCTGTCTTGATGCGTTCGCCAATGTGCGTATAGGTACCGCCATCCTTGCGGTACTGAGTGATGTCGAAGGCTTCGGCATCGGAGTAGGAAAGACCCGTGTACATCTGAAACACGAAGAGGTCGCGAGACTGGCGCAGCAGATCATCGTCGGGAATCTCCATACTTTCGATGGCTTGCATCTCGTTCTCCGTCAAATATTCGACATTCTCACGATCGCCACGTTTGAATTTACCGCGCAGCAGCTCGTAGGGGTTGCGCTCAATCTTTGAGAATGTCACGGCCCGATTGAGCAGAGCCTTCAGTGAGCGATGGTATTTGAACACCGCTGAGTCTATCAGTGTCGATCCATCTTTCTTTTGTCGATGATGCAACCACGCATCGAAGGCGCAGATGTTCTCAGCCGTCACGTCCTGCCAACGTTGTATCTCACCGAACTCAAGCAAACGATGAGCAAGCGTGCGGTATTGTTTCTTGGTGCCATAGGCCACCGTCAACTGCTCGACCTGCTTTTCCACCCATTCCAGGAACTTCGGTTCAGCGGATGCAGCCTCTTTCACTGGCCACACCTTCGCCTTCAGGATTTCCGTGCTGACGGGTTCTCCAGCCTTAATGCAGCGGTTCGCCTCACGATCTACTATTTCGTAAATGATGGCCAGCCGCTCATTCAGCACGGGCGCATCTGGACGGTTGACCACCATGCCAGCTTTCCATTCTCTTTCACGCACACGCACACCTGTACTAATGTATATTGCGCGGCGCGCAACAGTCACCCGCACCTCAATAGTGCCAGTGCCTTCAGTCTTTGCCCGCTTTTTTCTATCGTATATTATCTTTGTAGTTATCATATTTTTATCGTTTCAAGTCCAAAAATCCACAAATGTTTTACCTTGTCGTTTTCTTTGGTAAAACAACGGTAAAACATTTCGTTATAATTCGGTACAATTCGTAACATTTTGTATTTTTAAGTTTAAATTTAAAGTATCGCAAATCACCTGTAAATACGCGGTGGCCCTTTATTTTCGGGCGTTCCGACGTGTTGTACCAAGTGATTCCGTCGGGACTCGTTTAAAAGTTGGTAAAAGTGCGATATGTAGAAGGTTGACGGCATGGTATCAGTTTGTGCGTGGTAAAACAATGGTAAAACATTGCAGGCGCACCACGATATTAAGGTCGTTTGTATTATGAAAAACGCAACAATCATTTTTCGGTAATTATATGAATTGAGCCATCATCTGCAACCCCAACGGGAAATGGGTGCTTTCCCAAGGGGTTGCCGGTTGTCTGCATCTTTATAATAGATTCAAGTTCGCGGATGCGCGCATTGAGAGTTGCTATCTCACGATCTTTGTCTGTAACTTGTTTCTCGAGGACAGCGATTGTCTTGTCAGCGTAGGCGGTAGCCTTCTCGACGGCCTTCTCAATTAAGAAGGTGTAGTCGATGGCTGACGGTGCTGGCGTTGGGTTGGCCATTTTCTTAATGTCTTCATCCTTGACCTCCTCTTCGATGGTGAGCAGCTGCCCCTCACCAGTCATGAGGTAGTCGAGATTAAACACACCTGGAAACGTCTCGCAGATATTCGTGAAGAGATTATCTGTGAGGTATTTCTCATTTCCGTTAAGCGCAAGCGTTATAGCATTACGCGACTTATTAAGCGCGTTTGCCAAGTCTATTTGAGTATGTATGCCGAAATACTTGCGTATATAATCAAACACTTCTTTCAATCTTTTTTGCCTTTCAACCATTAAAATATAGCATAATTGTTTTAATAATCCTTAAAAATATAGCCTTTTTATTGCTTTATTGCTTTATATTTAGCAGAAATGTTTTATCTTTGCCATCGAAATTAATAAATAACCAATCGGGCACAAGAATAGCCGTCAGGTGAAGTTCACCTTTTCAGCAAAAGCGGAACAAGCCACTTTGCAAACACTTTGGCGAGTGTAGGATTGCAAATATACGGCTTTCTTCCCGATTATACTACAAAAGTGTTGTAAAATTAATAAAGTTTAAGTAATGGCACAGGAAAAAGTAACAAGGAATGAATTGTTAGAGATGCACATCGGACAGACGCGCATCTTTACACTCATGGAAGAGACAAAGTTGCAGTCTGTTGCAACAACCCTGAACCAGTTGAAGAACGAAAAGAAGGGAGAGTGGACTCATCGCAAGGACTACGATGCTTGCGCAATAAGTGTGACGAGAGTTAAATAATCATCAACACCCCAGGAACTATGGCAAACGATTTGATTCAATTCGGAGAGAGCAAGCAGACGATGAGCAGTTTGGAGATTGCCAAGCTGACAGGTAAGCCACACAATGACGTGATGAAGGCCATCCGTGCGATGGAGCCATCATGGGAAAAAGTATCGCAGGGAAAATTTTCCCTATCATCCAGAAAGGTTGAGCAGCCTAATGGTGGCATACGTGAATATCCCTACTACGAACTGACCAAGACCGAGTGTCTGTATGTCGCTACCAAGTTCAACGACGAAGCACGTGCCAAGTTGGTGCTCCGTTGGGAAGAGTTGGAGCAGAAGCAGCGTGCCAAGATGCTTCAGTTGCCTGACTTCACCGATCCTGCCGAGGCTGCAATGGCATGGGCAAAGGAGTATCGCGAGAAGAAGGTGCTCGCCATCGAGAACAAGAAACTCGAAGAAGAGAACATCCAACTCGCTGCCGAGAACCAGGAACTGAAGCATGACAAGAACTACCTCGACTTGATTATGCGCTCGAAGGCTTTGCTCACCATCAGCCAGATTGCACAAGACTACGGCATGAGCGGCAAGGCTCTGAACAAGAAGCTGGCCGACATGAGTATCCAGTACAGCATCAACGGTCAGTGGATTCTCTATGCAAAATATAAGGATTGCGGCTACGTGTCGAGTCGTTCCATCGACATCACACGCGCTGATGGTCGCCCAGACGTGGTGCTTCACACCGAATGGACGCAGGCAGGCCGCAAGTTCCTGTACGAAGAGTTAAAGAAACAAGGTATCATTCCAATGTTAGAAAGGGGCTGACAAATGAAGGAATTAGAAGAAGAGCTGGCCGAAATACTCAGAAGAGATGGGAAGGTATTAAAAGTGGCTGGCTACGTGGATATTTTTAAACAAATACCAAACTAATATGGACAGGCAGCTGAAGGCAGAGGTTGTTGCAACCGTGAAGCGGGCGGTGGCGGAAGCGATGGAGGTTTATCAGGAGCGATGGATCACCGACAAGGAGATGTCGCAATACATCAGCGTGATGACTCAGCGATGGCTGCGCGATCATGGCGACATGTTGCCGAGGACACCCATCGAGTGGACTGATAAGAAGGGTGCAAGGCACGCGACATCATATCTCTACCCGCTGCACCAGATACAAGCAATGATAGCCGACGGCAGAATTAAGGAACTCACAGAAAAGAACATAGGTTAACGGTATAACAATATTTTAAGTTCAATCAGACAGCAGTGGCTGTGGTACATCTTTTCATAGGATTTTTAGTTAAACATTTTGTATTTATTTCCCCCAGCCAGCCGTGAGGTTCGCTGGTTTTATCTAAAACAAAGAACAATCAGGATAGACATATTGGGAAGGTTGGCCGAGAGGACGAAGGCAGGCGTGATGCTTAATGATGTGAATCGTAATAGCGAGCGTTCCTTTAAACACCGCAGGTTCGAATCCTGCACCTTCCACAAAACGCCGAGGGACGCGCAGAGGCAATCCCGGTAAGTAGGCAACATCATTTGTTGAGATCACCGACACGGTGCAAGCAGCCAGGGCGCAAGCCTGTACGTTGCACTGGTCAAAACGGCAGCGAAAGAGACCTCAAAGTCGACGGAGTGGAAAGGACGGTATCGAAACCCGTAAGTACAGCCGGAAGAAACGAGGTAATTTCCGAATCCAGATGCTCACGAGTTGGGCGATGTGCAACAGGCACAGAGGATAGGTAGTAGTGCAAGTCCGAGGGAAGGGTGGGAGAGAATGAAAGCCGAATGAGCCGCAGGAATGCGGATTTTGAAAGAACGTACAGATGGAGCGAGGTTCGCTATATGTCATCAGCGAATAACCAAGTATCTTAGGCAGGGTTTGGCACCTGCATGAGCCTCACTTCTGATAAATATATATGGTGCCGTGTAGCTCAGTTGGTAGAGCATCACGATAGGTTGCTGGATATCAGTGCCTGAAGGTCGCAGGTTCGAGTCCTGTCACGGCAACAATACTCGTATTAAATCTTTTGTTATCACATTTTTAGAATTTGACTCCATTCTGCCCAGCCGTGAGGTTCGGCAGTTTTTCACGCAGACATTTATTCACTAAAATATCCTATAATATGCAAAAGAAAAGTATTATGGACGATAAGGAGGTCATGTACATCCTTCGTCAGTTGGGAATCGGTGCTATCATTGGTGGCGCGTTCTTAACAGCACTTTATCTCGGTGAACTCGTCGCTCACTTATGTAGTGGCATGTAATGAAGTGTAAAACGATATGTAACGTCATGTACGACCCACAAGACGATGCACTATTCGGTCACGACGGGCGGCATCAGCCAAACCCATTCCCACAGCTGTTGACAGCGAGAGGGTGGGGCAACAGCCACGGTCGCCTGGCTTACTCGCAGATGAATCGTCAGCAAGACGACAATATGAGCGAGTACGCCATGAAGACCATCGGCATGCTGCCGAAAGGTTACGTGATCGTGAGCGACGATACCGTAGGCTACGACAGCGAGACAGCCTTCCGCGTCGGTCATCATCGTGTGGCCATTCCCGTGAAGGATTTCGCCAGGAGCCGACGGCTGACCATTCGAGAGCAGTGGGAACTGCTGCACCCTCGCTATGTCGGCACCTACTTTCGCAACGACTACGACAGCTGCCGGAGTACTCGGCCAGACTTCGACGAAGCCTATCAGGAGGCTATCACGAACGGCACCGACGCGCAGTTCATCGCTCAGTTCTGGACACCAGCGCGAGAGCACGAGGCTGCAATCGACAGACTGCGACGGCGACTTGATGCGCTCGAAGACCAGCGCATGGAACTGAAGACCCGCGTGAGCCATTGCCGTGGCAAGGTTCGTCAGATCAAGAGCGACATCGCCTATCAGCGATTCCACCTTTACACTAATATCCAGAAGAGCCTGCTGATGGCCGAAGCGGATTTGGATAACACCAATCACGACTACCACGCTCTGCTGGAGAAGATTGACAAGATTGAAAGATTTCTCAAAAACTACACATTGTAATCACAAAATAAAATTAGTAATTTATGGAATTTGAAGGCAAAATCCAAAGAGTGCTGCCCGCAAGAAGCGGCACCAGTCAGAGGGGCGAGTGGAAGACTCTACCTTTCGTGTTTGAGTATTTCGAGAGTGGTGAACAACGATGGAGCGACAAGGTGCTGCTGGAGACATTCGACACCAACATCATGGCGCAGATCGGCAAGTACCTGAAGAAAGGCACCGACGGCAAGGCAGTCGTTGAGAATGGCGAGTGCGTGCTGCTGTGCGAACTAAAATGCAGGTGCGGCTTCAGCCATTCCGTGCGGACATTTGACAAACAGGACGGCACCAAGGCGACCATCAACGACGTGCGACTCTACAAGTTTGAGATAGTCGCGGCCCAACAGACTCAGCAATCAGCGCAGCAGCAAGCTGCCCCATTCCCGCCACAGGTAGATTCACAAGGTAATCCAATCACAAATCAGGGAGGCAACTACGATGATCTGCCATTCTGATGAATTCTTTTGCGAGTGGTGGCCGACAGGTCACCGCTCCTGATTAAAAACAAGGAACTATGAAGAGAAAAGTAACTACAGAAGAGAAGCCGGTCAGCAAGCCAAAGAAGATTAAAATCACGCTAACGACCGTACCGAACGGTTATGCGCTCGATGTCGATGATGTAGGATATATGTACTACGATACCACATCGCTGATTGAAGGTATCATCTACCACATCGGCCTCCATCAGAAGAAATGGGCCGACGAGGAAACCATCAAGGCACTGCTGACCGTAGCCGCCAAATGGACGCCAGACGTTCAGACGCAATTGGAGCGTGACAGTGTTGCTGAGTTGAACTTCCGAAAGATGGCTGGCATGCAAACAAGGCTTGCCGCTCAGAATACACGCATCGCTGAGCTGATGGATAAGGTGGATGAACTCGAAGAACAGTTGAAAAAAGCCACCCCGAAAGCGCCGGAGAAAAAGCAAAGCAAGAACATCTCCAAAGCCGATGTCGGCTACGGAACTATTATGCCGCTACCGATGCCACAAAAAGTGATAAAGATAGTCAGTCGCCCGTCGGAATGCTCCGACGAAACCTACAACGCACTGATGACTCCTCTCACCATCGATGCAACAGGACTGCCGACGCGAGTGGTTTCTGTGCTGAAGATAGTTGGTGGCCACGAGAACAAGACCATCGGCGATGTAGTCATCCACACCACGCAAGAACTTATGCGAGTTCGAGGGTGCGGCAAGTTCGTGATCGACGAGTTCAGCCGGTGGCTCGATGTTCACCACCTCACGATGAACATGGATGTTGAATCACTCATTGCTGCCCACAGTCTTAAGCACACCACACCATGACACGCGAAGAGCAACGAGTATATGACCATCGACGCTATTTAGAACACCGTGAGGCGAGAATAAAGGCTGCGCAGGACTATCGGCGCGACTACAAAGACAAAGGGCTCAAAAAGCCTCGAAAGAAGGGAAAACCAAAGTCTTGGTATGACCGCCACCTCTATATTGAGCATCAAGAAGAGCGCAAGGCTTACCAACGAGCCTACTACGCGGCGCACCGTGATGAGATACTTCGCCGCCGACGAGAGCGCGGCCCTCAGAAGGTTGTAATCAGAGAATAAAGGAACTATGAACGAAGAGAATAAAATACCGCTGCCAGGAGCGATGGACCCGCAACCGCAGAAGCCCGACTTCTTGCAAGGTGACGACTGGTATGATACGCAAGTCGATGATGACTTCCTCGACTTCGACGAACCCTACAGACCGCCACGATACACGATGGAGCGCGACGACGTGCCGTTCGCTGATGTCGGCGAGTTGCACATCATATCAGGTAAGCCGGGCAACGGCAAGACGGGACTGATGTCGCAACTGGAGGCAGCGACGCTGGGCGGGAAGTTTGGCAACACCTTACGACGTGACGTTGGTCATATCGTGCGCAA